GTTAAGGTTCAGGCTGACGGGAATCTAAGCCTCGGCACAGTGACTGCTGATGGTTTGACTGTTGATAGCACAGCCTCTTTTTCGTACTTGCCAATATCTACAGCAGGCTCTGTTGTAGGTGCAATAGGCACAGGCAGTTCAGTAATTTTTAATACGCCAAGTGTAAATACTAGCTTTGGCTCTGGTTTAGCTATTGATGGTAGTTATGCAAGCGATCTTTCTTCAGTAAACATCAAAGCATTTGGCCCGAAATTTTCGTCTTATGGCAGTGAGTTAAACTTATTTACATCAGACGATACTTCATTGCTCAAAAGGCAGACTATTGCCTCAAACGGCGACATTAGCTGGTACGATTCTGCAGGGTCGTCACAGTCTCTGTTCTGGGATGCTTCGGCAGAGGCGCTGGGAATTGGGACTAGCAACCCAAGCAATAAACTAGACATCAAAGGCACCGTAGGATTTGAAGCAACTAACAGCACAAATAAATGGCTGGCCTATACCTACACCGACAATACATTACGACTAAACTACAATGGTTCTGGTGCTGATGAAATAGTTGTCGATTCCTCTGGCAACACAGGCTTCGGGACTAGCTCACCGGCGAAGAAAGTGCACATTTATGATTCGACGCAAACTAATCAAACTATTCGACTTGGTAATCCGGCAGCGACGCCGTACGGAGAAATAAACTACCAGTCCGCGGGGTTTGAGCATCTCTACATAAGCGTAAAAGGAACCACTACAGGTTACGGAAATATCGTATTTAGCACTGGCCCCACACCAAGCGAAGTCATGACTATCGATGCCTCAGGAAACGCCAAAATTGGCACAGCTACTGACCGCTTTAGTTACTTAACTCCTTCTACTGCTAACTTGCAAATTGACGGTGGCATTGTCTTTGAACCAGGCGCTGGAAACAACGTAGAGATATTTAACTACCGTTCTACAGACATGCTGTTTGGTAACGCTGGCGCTGAAGATTTTCGCCTTGATTCCTCGGGCAATTTACTTCTGGGGAAGTCAAGCACCCCATTATCAGTTGAAGGTACAACGCTATTTAATGACGGCACTGCTTACCATACGGTAGACGGCAATGCCACTATGCGAATCAATAGACTTACTTCAGATGGAGAAATTATTGATATACGCAAAGACGGCACCACAGTCGGGAGTATTCAAGCCAGAGGTGGCGACATTGTTATCGGTACTGATGATACTGGTATACGCTTCAACGATGCTAATAACGCATTACAGCCACATCATGCAACCGATGTTACTGACGGCACGATAGATTTAGGGCTAAGTGGGCAACGCTTCAAAGACCTCTACCTGTCAGGCGGTGCTTACATAGGCGGGACTGGTGCAGCGAACAAGCTGGACGATTATGAGGAAGGTGACTACGACGCAACTATCACGACGGGAACAAGCGGGACAGTTACTCTTAACGGCTCTTTCGACCGATTGAGCTACACAAAAGTTGGACGGGTAGTTCACGTTACAGGTTTTCTCGTGGTTTCTTCTGTTTCAAGTCCAGTAGGTTTCTTCAAAATAAACTTGCCGTTTACTCCAGCGAGTTTAACCGATAGAGCAGGCGACTCTGCGGTTGCTTTGGTCGTACAAAAGGTATCAAGCGCAAATATCGCAGACTTCGTTGGAAGCATTAACGAAGCCGACGCAAATATTTATGTGCAGCTAGGTGATAGCAACAATATCCAAAACGACAGCGCAGAACAGTTACAAGCTAATAGTTACATCACAATTTCTGCCACTTATAACGCAGCTTAATTATCTCAAGTGGATTCTTGAGACGGACAGTCCAAACAAAGGAGAAAAAATATGGCTTTATCAGAAGCAACATTGAACGACAAGATTGAAGTCGTTAGTCAAGGTTCTTGGTCTTGTGTACAAGTAAGAACCGCAACAGTAATCAGTCGTGATGGCGAAGAGATTTCTAGGTCTTTCAGTCGTCACGTAGTCATGCCAGATGCCGACTTATCTTCAGAAGACTCTGATGTAGCAGCGATCTGCACCACTGTTTTTACACAAGCCTGTAAAGACGCATACGCGGCGCATGTCGCATCACAAGGAGTTTAACGATGGCGACCACATGGACAATCTCAACGCTTGAGTATACGAACGATGATGACAAAGGCGTCGTAGTTGCTCATTGGCGAGCTACTGATGTAGACGGAGACTACTCTGCATCATCCTACGGCACTTGCGGGTTCACTTACGACGCATCTGCTTCTGACTTTACGCCCTATGATGACCTCACGGAGTCTCAGGTACTAGGATGGTGCTGGGCTAACGGCGTAGACCAAGACGCTATCGAGGCATCGCTTGCAGCCAAGATCGAAGCCGACAAGAACCCAACACATGCCAATGGAGTACCTTGGTAATGGCCGAGGAAGCCAAAACAATAATGGATGGCGTTGCCGTTTCAGGCGGCATAGCCACGCTTGCGGGATGGCTTCCTGATGTTGCTGCTCTTTGTACGATTGTCTGGTTATCCATCAGAATATGGGAATCAGATACCATCCAAAATTTAAGGAAATAAAATGCCAACGCTGAGAATTGATGATCGAGAATACGAAATTGAAGATCTTAACGAAGAAACCCAAGCCAAAGTTGGCAGGATGCAAGAAATCAATTCACAGATCCGATCACTTAATCTTCAGATCAGCGAATTACAGACCGTCTTCCAGGCGTATGTAAACACTGTGAAGGAAGAACTAGATGGAAGTGAACCACAAGAACCTGACGATACTCCCCAGTGATATCTGCAATGAGCAGGTATTTGCCTAATGTTCGGATTTGGCGTCGGAGAAGCGGCAGCCATAGGAGCCGTTATTCAGGGGTTAAAAGCTCTCAATGATGGGCTGGCTACTGTTAAGGAAGCTGGTGCAAACGCTGGGCAAATAAGTAACCTCGTATCTAAGTATGCCGATCTTGATGAAAAGATAAGAGACGTTGAGCAGCGTAAGGCTGGTGTGCTATCAGTAAAAGATAGTATGCAGCTCCAGATTGCCAAGCAACAAAGTCAAAACTTTCATCGTGCTTTGAAGGACTCACTACTCGTTCAACAAGGCGGCGCTGCTCAGTACCGTGAAATCATGGGACGCATCGAAGAGTCTAGGGCTGCTCATGAAAAAGAGGTCAACCGACTAAAGATCAAACGAAGGCAGCGTCAAAAGCTGGTGAAAGAAATCAGCCTATACGTTACCATTGGATCTGCTTGCGTCATCTTTTTAATTGGGGGCTTATACATATGGGTGCAGGTGTTTCGATAAAGTTTTACCTGCTCACCAAATTAACGCTAGGCATCTGGGTAGATGACGGCCTAGCTTTTGACAGTCATACCGAATGCAGATACCACGCTAATATCTTGCAAGATGCAGGAATGATAGTGATCTGCGAACCAAGGAGTACAAATGGACATCATATCAATCATCAATCTGGCGACCACAGCAGTGGCCCTAGCATCAGCTATAGCAGCAGTAACCCCAACGCCCAAGGATGATCATTGGGTAGCGAAGATCTACAAGATTGTAGACATGATCGCTATCAATGTAGGCAAGGCTAAAGACAAGTGATAGACAAGCTCATAGGGCCAGTAACGGGGCTACTAGACAAGTTCATAGAAGATAAAGACCAGAAGGCTAGGCTTGCTCATGATCTGGCTACCATGGCAGATAACCACGCCCAGGAGTTGGCTAAGGCGCAGCTAGAAGTTAATAAAGTCGAAGCAGCACACCATAGTTTGTTTGTTTCGGGCTGGCGTCCGTTCATCGGCTGGACGTGCGGACTGGGGATGTTTGGGAACTTCATCACAATCCCGTTCGCCAACTTCGTTTTAGCGTTGTTGGAAATAGACATAGTTATACCTCTTGTTCCTCTTGAAACGATGATGCCCGTGCTTATGGGTATGCTCGGTTTGGGTGCAATGAGAAGCTACGAAAAAAGTAAGGATGTACACAGGAAGTGAACAATCTAAGAGAAATGCTCAAGAGACATGAGGGCGTAAAGTCTCATGCTTATCGTTGTACTGCTGGTAAAATTACAGTCGGAGTCGGTAGGAATATCGATTCTGATGGTGGTTTAGGTTTAAGTGATGATGAAATAACCTATCTACTAGATAACGATATCGTTCGTTGTATCCAAGAACTAAACGGAGTCTTCCCGTGGTTCAACCAGTTAGACACTGTACGATCTGATGCGATCATCGATATCTGTTTCAACCTTGGACTACCCCGACTCATGCTGTTTCAAAAGGCTATCAAGGCTATGAAAGAGGCTGACTACGAGACGGCTGCTGATGAGTTCTACGATTCTAGGTGGGCCAGGCAAGTAGGCAACAGAGCTATTGAAGTCTGCGAGATGATAAGAACAGGCAAGTACAAGACAGCGGAATAGAAAAGGCCCGAACAGTAAGGGGAGGAACTGAACGGGCCTTAGAGCAAGTCCGAGAAATATAACATATCCCATAGTTGCAGTGTTAACTGGTTCTGTTACAATGTCATTGCATTTGTTAACAGGAGCAAGTAAATGCAACAATCCGATCAGGTCGATGAGCTATTCACTGCGGTAGCTAAGGCCCAGGCTGAGATCAAGAATCCAGCCAAAAACACCAAGAACACTTACTTCAAGAACGAGTACGCTGATCTAACGGCTGTGTTAAATGCTATTAGACCAGTTGCTGCGGCTCATGGTTTAAGTTTCGTTCAATCGGTAGACATGGTTGATGATCGTGTCACCGTCCAATCACAGGTATCCCATAGCTCTGGTCAGTGGATCAAGTCATCTGCGATGGTTCCGCTATCCGATAACGTCAAGAACGTTCCGCAGGAGATCGGGATCATCTCTACTTACATTCGTAGGTATCAGGCTCAAGCGATGTGGTGTATCAATGCCGAGCAGGACGATGATGCTCAACCATTGACGCAGCCAGAGAAGGCTGATGAGTTAGACGATATCTTAGGTAGTAAATCTCAGATCAGCGGGTTAAGTGATGAGCAGTACGCCAAGCAAGTTAAACAGAAGGGGAAGAAATGAGTTTAGAAAGAAAGATTGAGAAAAACATACCGTTGCCTCAAAAAAAGCAATCAAGAATTAGTCAATATAATTTTGTTGATGCGATGGAAGTTGGGGACAGCGTTGTTACAAACAATAGCATGGAAAGAAATGGCATAACGCAAAGAATGCGAAAGCATGGCTGGCAACCAACGTATCGAAAAGTAAGGGATCGTTCTGAAAACTTTCCTTCACTTTGGAGAGTTTGGAGGGTTGCATGAGAAAAAGGTTCTTAGATTGGGGGTTCTTCATCGAAGCTAGTGATTACATTCGACCTAAGTACATGCCGAAGCGTATTCGTAAGGTTACTAGGCTTGCGAGGGCTTCCTAATGCGTTTTCATTATTTTGAAAGGAAACATCATCTAATAATAGATTGGGACAACGGCAAAGTAATTGATGATTTCTGGAAATGGCATCGAATTGATAAATATCATTATAACAACGAGGTTCCTGACATCTCTAATTTGCTAACCAAAGAAAGGTTTGGATCTTGGGGTTGTTTTATTGATGAAGATCAATACTTTGGAGCTGAAGATGAGCCATTTATCGATTTGTCTGATGAGGAAGATGATCGAATTCATTGGCCTAAGTCATGGTCTGATATGCACATCTTTTCTGATAGGTTGTCAGCATGAAGATCCACAACGTTGAGCAAGGAACGAACGAATGGTTCCGTCTGCGTTTGGGCAAGCCATCAGCATCTAGATTCAAGGAATGTGTAACGCCTACTGGCAAGCCATCATCTAGTTCTGAGAAGTACATGCACGAACTCTTAGCTGAAAGGTTAGCCAAGAAACGCTTCGAGACATTCGACACATTCCACATGAAACGAGGACGAGACTTAGAACCGCTGGCAGCGGAGGTCTTCTCCTTTCAGACAGACTTAACCTGCCGAGAAGTTGGGTTTGTAACCGATGACAAGGAAGCCGTCGGTTGCAGTCCTGATCGATTGGTTAACGGAACAGGATTGGAAATCAAATGCCCCATGCATACAACGCATGTGAAGTATTTGATCGACTACCATAGTAAAGGGATTATGCCGCCTGAGTATTATGCTCAAGTTCAAGGCACGATGTGGATCATGGATCTTCCCGAGTATTGGTTTATGTCGTTCCATCCTGATCTACCTAATTTAATCATGAAAGTCCCACGGGACGATGGGTATATCGCTGGTCTTCAAGCGGCGATTGAGAAACTACTTGAAGACTTAGAAAGTAACTTTCAACTCATAGGAGTATAGAAATGCAATATGACAATAGGGGAAAAGTAAGCCTCTGGAAGAATGATCGCCAAGGTGAAAGCCAGCCCGTAGTTACGGGTAAGGTGGTTGCTCATCGAGATATCAAGGAAGGTGAAACCTTAGATATCGCTTTGTGGAGGCGAGAAGATGCCGCTGGGAATCAACCTATCATGACGGGTAAGATCTCAGACGTATTTAAGAAGGACGATGGTGATGACCTACCGTTTTGATTTCGGCAAAGGTTTGAAGGAGGTACAAATTGAGCAGCGGGTTAGTTCTTCGGAGCTGGCCCGTCGGCTCAATGTACACCGACAACAGATCAATCACTGGAGGAGTCGTAAGGATGCAAAACTTTCGTTGGTGGTTAAGGTATGCGATGGTCTTGGCGTGGAGGTCTTTGACTTCCTTGAAAGATCGAGTCAGTAGATTCCTCAAGACGTTGTGGTTAGAGGTCAAGTGGTTTATCGAGGATGTGATAGCGGAGATTAAGCGATGAATGGCGTATTCTGGATGATCCGTAACCGTAAGGATATCGATAACGTTCTCAAATTCTTCAGGAAATCTTTGGAGGAATGGGATTACTCCCGTCCGATTGCTTGGAAGCTAGAACCTTATTCAGCGACTCGGAGCCTGTCACAGAATGCTTTATTTCATATGTGGTGTGGCGAGATGGCAGATCACTTTTCATCAAAGATTGACATCACACCCGAGAAGGTAAAGCTGTTAATGAAGAATGAGTTTCTCGGAACTGAGGATATAATGGTTGGATCGACTGAGATCAAACACCAACTCAGATCTACGTCTAGTTTGAGTAAAGGCGAGATGCATCAATTCATGGAGCAAGTATTTCACTGGGGGCTAGATCACGGGGTTACTTTGACTAACCCTAAGAATAGTGAGTTTTTCCGTGCCAGAAACGCTGCGATCTAAAGCCTTACGATTGTTTCAATTAAAGCGACGGTTAGAGTCCTGTAATGATGCGGGATTCTGTCGTTGCGTTACCTGCGGGAAAGTCGATCATTATACCAAGATGCACGGTGGTCACTTTGTCCCTAAAGGTAAGTCATCGGGATTAGCGTTCGATGAGAAGAACGTCCATGTTCAATGTCCTGGGTGTAACCTGTACGGAATGAAACATGGCCTCGCAGCGCAGAATTACACTGTGTTCATGATTGAAAAGTACGGAAAATCTCAGGTTGATCGGATGTTGGCAGAGGCTAACAAACCGCATAAGCTGTATGCGTCGGATTATAGGGAAATGATCCAACGCTACAATGCCGAAATTAAAGAACTCAAAGGAGCGCTGTTTTGATTGTGGCGCTCAAGCAGTACATGCTCATCACGTTGTACCCAAGTCTTTAGGCGGTACGACTACGGTAAATCTTTGCGCTTCATGTCATGGGAAAGTCCACAACCGTAAATTCGTAGACTCGTCTGCTTTAGTGAAGAAGGGCTTACAGAGACTTCATGACAAAGGTTATTACATTGGTGTAGCGCCGTACGGTTTTACGTACGTTTCTGGAAAAAAGGTTGTCAACAAAGAAGAACAAAAGATTCTGAAGTGGATATTCAAAAGGAAAAAGGAAGGATTGAGCAATGTGGAAATCGCAAGGGGGCTCAACGAGGCAAGATTACCTAAGAGAAATGGCAAGCCATGGACTAGGGGGTGTGTCTGGGGAATCGTCAATAAGCATCGATAACGCGAAGCCTGATCAGTGGGATCAAGTCAACAAGCCAGCCCACTACAACAATGGCGGGGAAAATGGGATCGAGGCGATTGATTATATCAAGCAGCAGTTAGGATCTGAGTTTAAGGGGTACTTAGAGGGTAACGTCCTAAAGTACATCCACAGACACAAGTACAAAGGTAACGCCAAGCAGGATCTTGAGAAAGCTCGCTGGTATTTGGATCGGTTGATTCACGAGATCGACTAGAGTATATTTGAATGTGTCGGCGGGGCTGCCAACCCCTGAAGGCCGATTTGAGTAAGGTGTGAAACGTAACCGTGCACAAACCGACACGGTGTCTATTATACCCTCCTCTGAAAACAGCCTTCAAGACTAATTGTGACTAGTTGCGACTAGTCAAAACTGGTCATCTCCGTCGCCGTTTCGTCTGGCCTAATCGTGCCAGCAAGTAGCCAAAATGACTAGATACGAACATAGCGATAATCCGTGAACACGTTGTAGGACTGACCACTTGTCCCGATTCACGTCCTTGAAATGCAGCAGGCTCCAAGCGGAGTATTGTTAGGGTTGCGCCTAACAGGGAATGCGAAAGCTATGAGTACCGCACCATAAGGTGTAGATACGTTAAGGCTAAGTCATCTAGCGAATGATATGCCTGTATCTTGCAACAGGGAAAAAGTGGAACTGTGTCTAAAATTTAAGGAGCAAGTTATGCAATGTCCATGTGGTGGGGAAATAACGAAAGAGTCGAGAGTCATCAAAACGGCAAAGAAAACTAAAGAATGGTCATTCGGTAAAGTGAATGACGGGCCAATCGATCTGCATCATTACCGATGTGAAAGCTGTACCAGGGAAGGCAGGATCATCTATTCATTAACTGGTCAAGAACTGTTCAGGGCTGGGATTTAGCGATTCCTTTTAAGTATGAAGGTATCACTAACAGAGATAGAGGTATCAATAGCAAAGATCGCAGCCAAGATGCTGAACGACTACAGTATCCAGAACGGCTATTCCACAGTTAAGAAACGGGATGGCAGGCCAGACTTAGAATTGCACATCGAAGGATTCGGTTACGAGCTAGCAGTTGCTAAAGCCTTGAATGCCTATCCTGATTTCAGTTCGGATTACAGCAAGGTTGATCTTTACTGGAAGGGAAGAACGATAAACGTTAAGGGCACTAAGTATTCCAGTGGAAGACTGTTAGTCCCAGACTTTCAGGGGAAGACAGCGGATTGGTACATCTTGGTTACGGGTCAGATACCAGAATATCAAATCAGGGGTGTAGCTCATGCTGATGACATCTTTAAGAAAGAAAACATAGGCGACTTAGGAAGGGGAAAGTCTTACATGCTAAATCAAAACCAATTAAGAGACTTCGAGGGCTGGATGAATGCTTAGACCACATCAAGAGCAAGCGATTAATCAGCTAAGGCATTCAATCAAAAAAGGTAATCAAAGGGTCGTACTCGCAGCGCCGTGTTCTTTTGGCAAGACTAGAGTAGCGATGGAGATCCTGAAGAACACTGCCAAGAACGGCAAGAAGGGAATCTTCATTTGCGACAGGATTAAATTAGTCCAACAGGCGTTAGAAGAGTTCGACAGAGCAGGAATCAGAGTAGGGGTCATGCAAGGGGATCACTGGCGAACAGATCCCAATGCAGACATTCAGATAGCGTCTATCCAGACCCTAGCCAGAAGAAAGTATCAACCGTTATTCCACGTAGCGATTATCGACGAGTGCCATACCCACTATCAGCACATCACTGAGTTGATGGACAAGAACTCTAAGGTCATTTTTATAGGCTTGAGTGCTACTCCATACACTAGAGGGCTTGGTAGGCACTACCAGGATCTAGTAGTCCCGATTACGACAGAACAGCTCTTAGACAAAGAATATCTGTGTCCAGTGAAGTATTACGGCGGTACTCATGTCAACTTAAAGGGGATCAAGACTAAAAGACTTCCCACAGGCGGATCTGACTATGATCCAATGTCTTTAGCGAAAGCGACAGAAGAAGATTCTAAATTAGTCGGGGATATTATTGAAAACTTCAAGAGGTACGGCAAAGGCCAGACGATTGCGTTCAGTCCCAGCATCAAAACGTCGAAGAAGTTGGTGGAGATGTTTCGGAAGGCGGGAATATCGACGGAACACATCGACGGATACATGGACGATGAAGAAAGAAGAATAATCTACGAGAGCCATGATGAAGGAGACTTTCAGGTTCTCAGTTGTTCTCAGTTATTAAACACGGGATATGACGCGCCAAAGGTCGAGACCTTAATCGATCTCAAACCTACGAAGAGCCTGATTAGTTACATCCAGCGAGCAGGTCGGATTATGCGCCTGCATCCGAACAAGACTCACGCGGTTTATCTCGATCATGCAGGTAATGTCTTGACCCACGGCTTTCCTGAGTCGATTGTCCCTGAATCTTTGGACACCCAGGAAAAGACTTACAACGAAAGAGATTTAATCAAGGACAAGAAAGAGCCTGAGTTGTCCGTTTGTCCACAATGTTTTCAACATTTCGTAGTAAAGTGTGTATGCGGTTACGAACGACCACAGAAGCAAGTCCTGAAGTCAGATGATCAGATCCTCAAGGAACTGAAGAAGAACAACAAAGACTTCACTAAAGAAGACAAATCAAGGTGGTTAGGCGAGCTACAGTTTTACGCTAAGAAGAAAGGCTACAAGTCTGGATGGGTATCCCATAGTTATCGATCCAAGTTTGGTGTGTGGCCTAACGCGATTAAACCGCAATCAACGATTCACATCTCGGACGATGTGAAGAACCACATCACGCATCTACAGATTAAAAGGATAAAAAGTGTTAGCTGACATACTGCCGCATCTCAAAGGAGTCACAAAGAAATCAGGGAAGATTTGGGCAATATGTCCCGCACATCCAGACAAGAATCCAAGCCTATCAATAACCGAGGAATCCGATAGGGTATTGATGCACTGTTTCGGATGCCAAGCAGACGGGATGGAAGTAATGAAAGCCTTACGGCTATCCCCTAGTTTCCTTTTCCGCGATCCTCGGAGAAACGAGATACCCAAGGCGGTGTTAGAAAAAGCGGAGGAAGACTTGTACTTCATCGATATTTTTGAGCAGGAAAAAGCTAAGGGGAATCGGATTACTTATAACGATCTCAAGCGGTATCGATTAGCTAAGGAAAGAGTCAAGTTATTAAAAGCGTCATAGTTATTCCAAAACGGTCTATCCAAAAGTAAACAAAAATGTTTATAGTGGAGGAAAACAGGGGATGAGCATGAAACCAACGAGAACTGAATTGTTGTTAGCGTGGATGACGTTAGTAAAAGTCCAAGACCATTACGATTCATCTGATGTTGATGAGTGTGATCGGCAGATGATTCAAGCTGTTCAAAAGCTGCTCGATAAGCTACAGGACAAAGAGAAGTGAAGATTGTTAGGGGAATCTATCACAAGCCAGACGAGGAGCTTGAAAGAGTCGTTTATGCTACTACGAGTAACGCTGTCTTCAATCAGATCAAGTTGAAGTGTGGCGTAAGAGGAAAGGACTGGAAAGAAAGAGTAGGTTTGAAGTTAGAGTTATTTACATTCGACTCCAACGCAAAGGGAATAATCCAAGCCCTAAACCAAGGGCTAAGAGACGGTGCTGATTATGGCGAGTAATTATCCAGATGACATCTCAATCTATTGGGATAAGATGTTCCCTGAAGATCCTGAATGCCCAGTATGCGAGGCTTTACTAGTAAAGGATGATGTTGCTCCGCAGATCTACTGTAAGGAATGTGATTGGTTTGTGGACTTAGTTAATGAATAGACTTTATCTAATCGGATCGGTTAACGGGTTTTTGGTGTTTTCCGTTTTATTGATTTTGTCGCTTCCGCTATTATTTGTCCTGTACTGGACTGCGAAACTGTCCATTCAACTCTGGTGGGCTTATGACCAACGTAACCAAGCTGCACCCCAATCGCCTAGCAGAAGCGCTGCACGAGTTGTGGCAGATGGCGGAACGGAAAGAAATCACGTTCATTGAAGGTCTAGTCCAAGTCGATAGAGGCGAATACGTAGAATGGAAGCTCATCCAAGAAGGCGAGAAGTCTTTTGATGAGGTTCATCTAATGACTCAATTGGGATATCAAGATCTAATCAAGAAATCGATTGTTGAGGATATCTGCGAGGTGACTAGTGATAACGATTGATGTACGAAAAGGCGATATCGCTAGAGTTTTGAATACGCTTGATAGCCATAAGCAAGTTCCTTACGCGCTACAGCTAGGGATTAATTCTTGGTTGTTCCAGACTAATGAACATCTGAAGAAGAAGGTTGATCAATACCTAGAAGGTGGAGCAGAGCAGTTCACCAAAAGTGGATTTAGATTCCGTAAGGTAAAGAACAAGCGAAACCTTTATGGGGACTTGCACATCAGCCTGCAAGCAAAGAAGGCTTATGCGGATCGATATTACCTCCGAAACATCGTATTCGGTGGAACAGTCATTCCGCCTTCCCCAAAGCGCAAGAAGCTGATGCAGGCTCTGCCAGGACGTGTCAATCTCAACGATTACGGTAACTTGCGGAAGGGCAGATACAAGACCCTGCGAAACCAAAAGACGACCTTCTATGGCATCCCTAAAGGTAGACCAGAAAGCGAGAACTATCGCGGCTTATGGAAGCGAGTTGGTCGAGGTAAGAATAAGAAGATCCAGATGTTAATCGCATTGGGTAAAGAGCAGAGGCCACAACGTAAGTTGTTCCCTGCACAGCAGATTGCAGAGCGTCGATTCAGAAGATTCCCGATTCACTTTGCTCGTGGATACAAGCGAGCAGTCTTGAGCGCAAGAAAGAGACGACAAGGTTAGGCTATCCCCTAGCTTCGTTCGGCTATCCCACGGCTTTCAACGGCTATCCCACGGTTCTATTCGGCTATCCCATAGCTCTCATCGGCTATCCCACGGCTTTCAACGGCTATCCCACGGCTATCCCCTAGCTTTCGCTGGCGTTCGACCAGCATCGATCCATTTGGTTATAAAAATCCTGGCGGTTAGTCCATTTGGTTATATGGGACTATGAAAATGTTTCACTGGACACGTCAACAAAAAAGATGACAATGGGAGTCAATGCCAATGCAGGCAGAAATAAAGGAGCAAGAAAAGTGCAAATAAGAATTGAAAAGATCTCAAAGCGAAAAGTGATCATTAAAAAAGCATTGATGCAAACGTTCGGCATGGTTGCCATGCTTGCAATGTGGAGCGCTGCGGCAACGTTGATTGCACCATTGAATAATTTAAGCGGATTGGATGCGTTCATTTGCCAAGCGACTGCGATTGTGTTCGCGTCGGTAGGCTTTGGGGGTTTTGTTTTGTCGCATTTAGCGGCCCAAGAAATTTACCGTTAGGGGGTAGCAATGGGAGACGTGATCAATATGCGAGATCAATCGCATCGGATAACCGATCAAACTCGCGTGATTCAATTGCGATTCAATGACGACGATCTCAAGCAATTAGCAGAGATCAAAAGAGACAACGAAAGAAAACTGCTAGCCAAATTCTTTTTTGGCTTGGGTTTTGGTTTTGTATCTTTCTATCTATTAACAGCCTTTTTGCTGTCACTGTAAGGGGGGAATCAATGAGCATTGAATGTCACATAGGTGAAGATATCGCTGACTTCTCAATTGAAGTCACAACTGAAGATCAAATCTATGACAAAGAAAAAGATACTTGGAAACGGGGAGGAACTACCCGTCTTGCATATATTGCGGGTTTTCGAGATTACGAAAAAACCGAAATTCAGCAAGTATCAAGACTAATTCGGATCTCAGAAGAGTTGAAAAAGTTTTACTCAACCTATCCCGATGGGGAAGTTGAGATAAAAATCACCATCAAGGATCAAATGATCAATCTGTAAGGGGAAAAAGATGAGATTGGAGCAAGTAATTTTTGAGATGTTGACGGAATCGACTGGCCGCGCATTATGCGATAGCGGAGGATCGGATGGTCGACACTGGCAACAAAACCAGAAAAAAACCATTGATGATTTCAGGAATGAGCCCCAAGCGACCATGTGTGGCCGTTGGGCTGATTTAGAGATCACGGTCTCGCTGTTTCACAAGTTAACAAGCGGTGTGATCGAATTGGACGATTTGTGCCGAACGTTTAACGCCGAACCAATGGGCAATTGGAACTCGGACATCTACGGTGTCGATAATGATCAAGCCGAATGGTTGAAGGTTGAAGGCTTCAAAGTTGGTGACAGTTGGAATACCTACAATTGGGACAATAATTTTTCCCAAGTGTTGCAAGGCACCGATCTCACGCGTGAAACGGAATACGGTGAAGAGCATTACGTCTTGCTTCAAATCCACAATGGGGCCGACGTTCGCGGCGGCTATACCGATGCTAAATTGTTCAAGGTTGGTGATTGGTTTGAACCTTTTCAGGTCGTGACGGATGATTGCGGCTTTTCAGTTGAGATCGACGGCGAATGGGTCAATCTAGGCTGGCATGGTGAATGGATCAACAATCACGGCTCATGCGCGAATGATGACGATTTAGCGCCATTTCTGGCAGCGTCTAAAGATCAACCAATTGAGGGCTGCATCTATGAGTAAGGAAGTACCAAAGCGAGATAAGGAAGGATGGCTCGATGATGACGATTACTCGCTTAAGCAAGCGCTTGTCTGGTCTGCTCTCACGAACGCTTTTGTCTTTGGATTAGCGCTACTTATAATCGATTAGCCTTAAATCAACCCATTGGGCCGCCTAGTGCGGCCTTTTTTTTGTCTTTTATTTATTGATCCGTGATCCAGGGCAAAGCCTGCCAATCCTACCACAGCCCAATAGAGCCATTCTGAGGCCGTTCCAGGCCTACCCAATACCTACCCAAAGGGTCGATAATCGGCCCGTGTGCGAGTCCTGCTTGACAATTCCCAGAACTGAGATCCCAACATGAATCAGATTCATGATCACATTCGATCGGATTAGCTAGGCGATATCCGCCAAAGTGTATCCAGACCCTAAAAACGGGTCAAAACTACCCAAAAATGTCACAAAATCCCAGGAATCGGCCCAAATCGGCACAAAAAGGTACTGGATGGCCCACCAGGTTATGGGTAGTCGCGCGC